TAGAGAGGCTCTGGAGAATGAGGTTGATGCACGACTTGATGAGCAGACAAAAAGATATAAGGAAGCTCTTGAGAGTGGCATGCAGCCAGAAGTGATTGTTCAATACCAGAATACAATCCAAAGACTTGAAGGCATCACTGATGAGCAGATTGATGATGAGAGTGAGCAGGGTGCTAACCTTCGCAGAACTCTGCTTTTCAGAGATTTTCTCAACAGAGGGTTCTCTGAAGAGAGGGCCAAAAGGCAAGTTGAGAGGATTATGTCCTCTGGAACTGACAAGGACGATGCAAAGGATGCCCTTGAGTCCATAAAGGAATACTTTAAGGACAAGTATCAAGAGCAGCTTGACCTTAAGAAGCAAGAAGCTGAAGCTGAAAAACAAAGAGTCAAGAAGGAAGCTGAAGACTTCAAGAAGGCAGTCCTTGAGAAAGACAAGCTCTTTGAAGACATTCCTATTGATAAGCCAACCCGTAAGAAGGCTTATGAGGCAATGACCAGAGTGGTGAAGACTACTGATGATGGTGAACAGCTTACTGCTGTACAGCTTTATGCTGATGAACACCCGGTAGAATTCAGAACGGCACTTGGTATTGTCTGGGCACTTACGGACGGGTTTACCAAGATGGGCAACTTGCTGCAGAAAAGTGTGAATAAAAAGGTCAACAAGAACCTGCAAGAGATTGAAAGTCGCTTAAGAAACCAAGGACACCAAGGTGGTAGTTTCAGATTTTCTGAAGGTGAAGATGGTGGAGGAAGCACCAACAATTACAAAGGGTTCAGAATTGACATATAACCATTAAGTTATACTGTTATGAGTAAAATTGCACTTAAAAATTTCCAGATGATTGGTGTGGAAGGTGTGCATGGTATGGTTACTGACAACCACCTGAGTGCACTTTTCCAGATTGACCGTCAGAGGGCTGCTGATACCATCACACTCTTGCAGGCTTCCGTTACTGGCAATAACACTCTGGAAGGGTTCCTTAACAAGTTCCCTACAAAGTACTTTGAGGATGACACGGAATTCTACTGGGATGTCCTTGGTAATGCTGCCAGAAACTATCCGCTGTTTGAGGCTCGTGATGAGAATGGTCTGGTGGTTGCTGACGCTGAAGGTTCACCAGTTGGTGCTGGCACTTCAAAGTTCTATCTTGTCTTTGATGAGGCCGCCTTCCACGATGGTGAAATCATTGTTGGTCACCTCAACGAGAAGTATCAGTTCCGCATCCTCGGTGACCCGCACATTGAGGGTTCCCGTTATGCCTATATGGTTGAGCTCTGCGGTGGCAACACCACTGGTGTTCCTCGTGAGAGACTGCTGAATGGTGAGAGATTCTCCAAGGAGTTCGCTCCTGTTGAGAGAGAGCTTTCCCGCAGAGTCGGTGGTATCTCCTACACTACGCCAGTCTCTATGCGTGGTGAGTTCACAACCATCAGAATCTCTGACAAGGTTCCGGGCAACAAGGCTACCAAGAAGCTTGCCTTTGGCATTCCTATGGTGAAGGAAGATCCTAAGACTGGTCGCCAGATTAAGGGTACTTCAGCCATGTGGATGGACTATGAGGACTGGCAGCTCTCCCTTGAGTGGGCAAACTACAAGAACAAGGCTCTTGCCTTTGGTCGTTCCAACAGAAATGCCAATGGTGAATATATGAACTTTGGCAAGTCTGGTATGGACATTCGGATGGGTTCTGGTATCTTTGAGCAGGCTGAGGCTGGTCTTGTGAGATACTACAATGATACGGATAGTGTCATGGACTATATCCTTGATGCTCTGTATGAACTCTCCGAGGGCAAGATTGCATTTAGTGACAGAAAGTTCATCATCAATACTGGTGAGCGTGGTGCTCTGCTCTTCAACAGAGCTGCCCAAGAGACTGGCTCTGGCTGGCTTCCTCTGGGTCTCCAGTATTCTGAAAGCAACCCTCCTGCACTCACCACAACCACTGCCAACTTTGCTCCGGGCACTGCAGTTCGTCTGACCAACCATCAGATTACTGAGTGGCAGGCACCTAATGGTGTGTTCGTGAAGCTGAATGTCGATACCTTCTATGATGATAAGGTTCGCAACAAGATTCTGCACCCTCAGGGTGGTGTTGCCTTCTCTTATCGTTTTGATATCTGGTACATCGGCAATGCTGGCGTTCCGAACATCCAGAAGGTTGGCATCAAGGGCAATCCTGAGTTCTGGGGTTATGAGTGGGGCTTCCGCAATCCTTTCACTGGGGCTACTTCAAATATGAATATGTCCTACGATGAGGATTCTGCAGTTGTCCACCGTATGACCACTCTGGGTGCTATTGTGTATGACCCGACCAGTTGCGTGTCAATCATACCGTCCATCCTTATGTAATTCCACAGGGGACTCCTCTTTACTTCCATTGAGGAGTCCCCTTATATTATTAACCGTCATTAAAGGAGAAGAAATGGCAAAAGAAGAAAAACTGATTAGCTGCCTTAGCAAGGAAAGAGTTCTTATTAAATTCGTTCCAAGAGAAAATGCTATGGCTGGCAATGACCCGAAGCATGTTCTCTATGGAGGCATGGCAGAAACATCAACAAGAACCTATGTAGTTCCAATGCTCAGGTCAGGACAGTTAAAGGATGTCCTCACTAAAGATGAAAAAGCATTCCTTGAGAGCTACCTTGGTCTTGAAGACAATGCTCTGTCTGTCTACAATATAGAAAACAACTTCTGGAAAAAGTTCAAAGTGACTGTCAGAAAGGATGGAGACTCTCTTGACCTTTCAGATGGAATGGATTATATCAGATACAAAGTGCTTCTTGCAAACACTGATTTGATTGCTCCTTCCATGCAGGCACTTGAAGACAGACCAAAATCAACCTATGAGTTTGTTCTCGTCAAGGAAGATGAAAGAGTGGGAGCAACGAAGATTAAGGTTGATGCAAAGAAGGAGGCTTACAAGGTATGGGGTAAGATTGATGACAAGGCTGATATGCTTAGAGTCATCATTGAAACAATTACAAGAAGACCCGTATCTTCGACAACTCCAGTTGATGAG